CTAAGAAGTTTAATGTCGGAATTCACTGCATAAAGGCCAGCCTTAGTGCATCGAGAAGCAGAGCATCTCTCAAGATTAACTGTGGAGTTTGAGATCTCAATACCTTTCTCTTTTGATTTCTGACCGTCAACTGTAAAGTTTCTAATATAGATTGGGCCGTTACAGTTTAATACCTTTATAGAATTTAAATGGTTTAGATACACAGAGGCTGCTACAACATCATGTACATCTGCGCCATTTGCCAAAGACGCCGGGGGAAATAAAATGGCAGTGCCATCAATCTCGTTAACTGTGCTCGCGTCAAAAGTGTCCATGGACTCGCCGCCGGTAGAGCGATAAGTCTCATCATACCTATCAAATAAAAGACCGCTAGAAGCTTTATTAAACGCGGTATTGTCAAAGGAACTCACCGTGCTACTTAGCGAGGCTGTGAGAACTCCTAACTGATCCCTACCTACTCTACGTGTAAATGCATACTGATTTTCTAAAGAGTATCTTAAATCCTTATGCCTTACGGTATTGGCTCCCGATGCAATAAATTGACCATTACTGTATAGGAAAGAGTTAAAGAGGTCAAAAGTGATTGAGGGAGCAGAGGCATCAAATAAAGAACTAACCGATTGAGCTAAACTGAAATTGGAGAATGCCGCAATCTGATCAAACGCCATCGGCTCATTGCTCAAGTCCACCGCACCGGCAAACGCTGAGTTTCTATTTACAATTTCCAGAGATCCGTTAGGTCCAAACACCTTATTAGAAACATGAAGGTCGCCAAGATTTCCAAAACTAGCAACTTCAACAAGTATTGGATAATTAATAACCTCAGGAAGAGCTTCAAGACATGAGCTTAAGGTCGTAAAGTATTGAGGGTTACACGCAGACGTGGCGTCTCCAGACACGATAAAAGACATGCCTGTGATTGAGGACGTTGGGTGCCCCAATCTCTCCCACAGAAGGTGAGTTCGCTCATCGAGGTCGTGTAACGGAAGGTTATCCTGCTCAAAGTTGTAAAAAGAACTAGCGTCATACTTTGTAACCTTGTCAGTCCAACAAACTAACAGGTCGCTTGAACCGCCTTCCACATATACGTCACTTGGGTTTAACATATTATCCGAATGATATTGTCCATCTAAATACAAGACCGAAGTCGGAGGTCTTGGTTATATTGCTAAAGTATCTGTAAGCTGCCAAAACTGATTCATCAGTAGCTTTCCCTCTGGCATTCTTAATAAATAACCCTATCTCGTTGAGTGCCCTATCTTCACTATCTCGTGTGATACCGTTGCACGAATCCTCGTCGATGAATATAGTATAACGAACTGAGCGGTCATCAATTTTAGTGACCTTTGCAAAAGGAATCTTGGCGAACACTTGCTCTTCAACCGTCTCATTAGTAAGGTATAAATTACTTGATACAGTAAAAAGATTACTGTCCGTGCTTGCTCCTGTATATTCAGAGGCCGGGGAAAGAGGCCCCGAAAGCTCAAAGGTAGAGCTAACCTGATTTCCTGAATGACCACTGACTCCTAATTGAAACCTATCAATCTGAAAGTCTGTAATGGATTGAGATCCTGCAAGGCCGTATAAGTGGGATAACGACCAACCAAAGCCAGACGTAATAACGTTGTCTTCGTCATAAATAAGTTCCTCCTCACCGTTCGCAATTTTGTGAATAGTGAGGTGCCCCTTCATACCGATTTGTTCTACGAATGATTTGTACATGTTACAAGAAATTAAATTTTAATATATATGTCGGACCTTTATTAGTTAGCCCTTGCCCCTCACTTAAACCGTCAATTAATCCTGAAAGAGTGGAAATGTCCTCATGATTTATTAGATTGTCGTAAAAACTGACCTTTGAGACTAACTTATATACTCTGTTATTATTTAGGGCATTGTAAGAATAAGGAGGTGTTATACCTGAGGCAAGCATCGCAGGTAAATCTAGACAATATACTCCTATGTGATTAATCCCCCCATATAGTGCTAAAGTAGCTGCGTCTCCATATTGCGGCACCACGGCTAAGGCTGTATTGCCAGCACTGGGTTGAACTGATCCATGTGAACTGAAAACCACTGGACCCCCTGAAAGCTCTGCACCTTGAGTGGCCCCTAAAGTGGAATTCAACCCACTAACCTGACTAACAGTTACATATCCATTTTTATCAATAACTCCGTTCTGGTTGTAAATCCCACTCAAAACTCCACTGGTTAATATCGTTCCGGCAGAATTGTATAAATGGCAAAACTTCCCAGCCGAAGAGGGAGGGGCAAATCCACCTAGAATGGTCCAAGCATTACTAAGTGTTGTATCTATGTATGCGTTTGGGTAGTGACCTAAATCAGGACCAGCAGCCGAGAATGAAGGAGATGGGCTGGTTTGAGTGCTTACTAATTCAAGGCGGGTGTGGTTTATCGCAGGATATTGGGGTAGAGATATATAGCTGGAGGCAAAGGTGTTGTGAGAGGCACTAGCAGGGTATGAACTAACCATCGTCCCAGCGTTAGTATAATTTATAGCTATCACATGGTCATCATTATAACCACTAACAGAGCCATCGCTCTCCCCATCAACACGATTCACAGTGCTAACCGAGTGAGCGTGGAAGTTAAACCCTTGAGCGTCCTTACCATACGTGACAGCATGGAAAGTGTAATTAGACGTATCCAGGATTGAACTGGCATTAGACAACCCGCTCACCTCGGGATTAACCGTCATTATGTCTGTCAGTACTTCTCCAAATCCTTGTAAAAACATTATACGTCTATATCTATGCTGTTAATAAGTGTTGTTGAGAGGACAGGTGTAACTGTGAAGAATTCGGTCCTATACCTGTAGTCTAATTTAGATCCACCCTCTGCTCCCATTATAGTCGCGGTCTTAGTCTTGTCTCTAGAGGCGAGGCCTGTCTGAGAGTTCTTACCAGATATATCATTGAAGAATCTCAAGACTCTTCTTAAGTCTTCCTTATTCAATTCTACACGATATTCAGGGCATCCACCGACAACGTCGGACATAATGCAAAGAGGATCATGGTACTTACCTGTGGTATGAATCTCTGACAGCTTCTTTAAAGTTTTATCCTGAAGCTCAACCGTATCAAGGAGTAAGAACTTTTCAGTGTCGCCATCAGGAATTAAAAAGACCTCCACAACATACTCTTGATCTTTTCGGTGAATTAACTTATGATTAACTCTGTAATCCTTAGGCAGTAAAATATCGCGGTTTACGGTATTAAAGTCTACAGAGACAATTTCAAAGTCTTCTTTACGAAGTCTTGAAACTGGAGATATTTCAGAGTTGACAGCCACGTTATCAATACACTCGTATCGTGTGAACTCAGTTTCGATTTGATCCTTAGTTTTAACAGGAATATTAAAAATGTGGCTAAGATTAGAAACTACGTTTGATCTCGTGGTCAGCGCAGTGTGTTGCACCCACTTGCCAGAGTTGTCATAGGACCACATATTGCCGCTCTCAGGCTTTGTATGAATCCATATGCCTACTTGCCTTCCTCCAAAGTTTAAACCTGTATCATCCGAAACAAGAAGATTTACCTTGGCCTCTTGCTTATGGTCAGGCAGGAGGAAATTAGAGGTTAAGGGTCTGTCAGGTGAGGCTGAGTATTTACTCATGTCAAACCTAACCCTAGGAAGGCCACCTGTTGAAGCTTTCGATAATACAAAAGTATTGTCGAACATGTAAGGATCATCGGTGCTCTTCCTTGATGTGGACGGTATTCTAAATATAGAGAAGCTATTGGTGACGGGAGAGCCCGAAGTATGGATAAGCTCAACAGCGGATACGGCACCTGATAATACCTTTTCGAAAGTATCGAGATACATATCGCTGGATCCTGAGGCAACATAGGACTGAGCGCCCGAGAACGCATCGCTTTGAGGAGTAAGAACCGGAGACGATGATAATGAAGATGTCAGTATGGAGCCAATGGAGTTTACTTCTTCAAAGTCATGGTTGAATAGTATAGGACCAAAGGTATGAGAGAATATGTTAGGACCATCAAGATACTGAATCCGTTCGGTCATAATATGTTGATTAAAGTCCGTAACGTAGACTTTGTAAAGTCTGTGTAAATCTCTACCAAATGAGTAGTTATGATAATCAGCCACTGAGTTGGGGAAGTCACCACCATACTCTGTCGCAGAGTTTGCATAAGATTGGTATACATTACTCACGGACAACTGGTACTCTGTCGCAGGACCATAAGTTGCAGAGGCTTCAAGGACTTTGGCTTGTTCTTGAAGACTATGCATGGTAGCATAGATATCAGGAAGTTGACACCGATCAATGGTTAAATCTAAGTTATCTGAGAATGCCCCTGAAGCCCCACGAGTATTCAATGTGTTACTAACGTCATATTGATAGTATGTATTTCCAGAGTTCAAACCCTCACACTGTCTCCAAATATCAGGAAGGTTTACGTGATCTGTTACAGGAGTGAAAATTCCTGAAAGTGGTGCATAGCCTAAAGGTAAGCCATCAACGCCTGAGGCCATATCAAAAGCCACAGGCATATTGAAGCCTGTCCTATCGTAGTAACCAGCGTTAGGTAGAAGTTTTTCATAATTTCTTCTACGGATTGATGTTCTAGGAATGTTAGTGGCATTCGTGGCGTTTAAAACATTAGCACTGTCAACATTATCGGTATATCCTCTGGAGAAACTATTACCTCCAGGTCTAACATCCCGCATATAACTATTAAAGTAAACACCACTAGTAAAGTGGTTTCTAGAATTTCTTGTCTCCTGCTCATCACAGCGAGGAGTTATAAGAGGAAGAGATGAAACCTGCAATCCTAGGTTATCGACGTATGCAATATCCAAACTAATTAAAGGTATCGCGTGGGCAGGAGTAAAGTCTTTGGCGACCTTCGATGCAACTAGAAAAGCTCCGCCTGCGCCGGAAGTATCAATTGAAGTGTCATCGAAATCAAAAGAACTGGCATCATATTTAATTTTAAAGTGTGATGACTTACCAGACCACAAAGTAACATATTCAAACTTTTCGTTGTAACCACTTGCAATTAAGTTAGACAGGTTTGGTGGGTCATTGTGACCAGAGGTGAATAGTAAAAAGCTAGATGTCCTAGGCTCATCGTCAAGATCGAGAGCATTTGCCACTAAGTAGCTTTCAAAATCGTTTGCGAATGTTTGGGAAACTCCGAAGCAAACCAGCCTATCTTTAATAAACTCAATAATTTCCCTATCAAGTTCAAAATTTACGTAGTAAGGATACTCCTCAAAAGGAGGGATCGGATACTTCCTTCCTCTGTAAGTAAAGCCTTTCTCGTAATTGGGAATCTCTCCAAGCTTATCCTCGAATCTTTCGTACGTTTCCAAAAGAATTCTATCAACTGCAAGCTTAAGATTTTCATCAAGGCTCGTCGTTGAGTAGCCTGATACTTGAAGCTCTGAAGCCAACGGCTCCGTCCACTCATCAAACGTTTTAAAATACTTGGAATCTGTAGCAAGACCATAGTAGATTAA